CAGAAAGACCCCACGGTGCAGGCGATGGGCCTGCGGGGGCAGATCTACGGTCGTCGCGCTGACCTGGTGGTCATTGACGACATGGTGGACGCAACCAACGCACGCGAGACCGACTTCCAGCTTCGCCTCATCAACCGAGACATCGACTCCCGCCTGCCGGCCCATCAGGAGGGCGGTGGTCTTCTGCTCGTGCTGGGCACTCGCGTTGCCCCTATGGACATCTACCGCACGCTCCTGGATGAGCGGGACGGTGACGACGAGCGGATCTGGACCTACTTCCGCCAGCCGGCCGTCCTCGACTACGGCGAGGGCGACAGCTCCACCTGGCTGACCCTCTGGCCCGACCACTGGAACGGCAAGTCCCTGGCGCGCAGACGGCGCGACTCGGGCTGGAACCTGATCTACCAGCAGCTCGACATCGACGACGACATGACCTTCCGCGCCGAAGCGGTCAACGCATCGGTGAACGGCCTGCGCTTCCCCGGCCCGATGACGGCCGAGGGGATCGGTCACCGCAAGGGCGGCATGGCCGGCCTGTACATGGTGGGCGGGTTCGACCCTGCCGCGACCGGCAACTCGGCTATCGTCATTGCGGGCCTGGATCGCGAAACCCTCAAGCGCTACGTCCTGGACGGCTGGAACCACAAGAACGCCACATCCGGGGAAATCATCAAGGCGCTCAAGTATTACACGGAGGTTTACAACCTCCACGAGTGGGTCATTGAGCGCAATGCGCTCCAGCGCTTCATCACCCAGCTCCCCGAACTCGAACAGTTCATCCGTGGGCGCGGCTGCAAGATCACGCCGCACTACACCACGGCGAACAAGTTCGATGACGACTGGGGCGTCCAGACGATGGCCCCGCTCTTTGACTCTTGTGTCATCGAGGACAAGCAGACCCCCAACGGGTGGCGCAAGGCCACCAGCGGTCAACTCATCGAGTTGCCCAGCACCCGCCAAAACCCGTGGGTCAATGAACTCATTCAGCAATTGACCGTCTGGTCTCCGTCAGGAATGACGCAGAAGACAAAGACGGACCTTGTAATGGCCCTGTGGTTTACCCACTTGGCCTTCAGCAAAATCTTGCAGCGCAAGCAAAACAGAGAACACCACATGAGGTCGCCTTTTCTGACTCCTGCTGCGCGTGCACGCCAACAGGTCATTGACCTGGCCGCGCTTAGGCGCGAGAAGCAAGAGAGAATGGAGGCGGTGTGACGCTGCCACTGCGCAACACGCAGATACTGGCTCACTACGGTCGCCTCAAGATGCGCTTCGCCAAGCGCGAACGCAATGCCGAGCTTATCCACGAGGTTCGCCAGGGCAACATCCGTCAACTCTTCCCCGAAGAGCTGAACTTCTCCATCAGCTTCAACGGTTCTCCGATTGCCAACTTCGTTGACATCGTGGCGCACGACATGGCTGAGGGGCTGGCACCCCTGCCGGCCCTGGCCTGCACTTCCGGCAAGATGAAGTCCGATGCGGACCTGAAGCGCGCCGAGCGCAAGAACCGCATCGGTGACAACTACTGGCTTCGTTCCCGGTTGGAACTCCAGATGGAGTCCGCAGCCGACCGCTTCGTCACGTACGGCTGGTTCCCGATCTTCATAGAGCCGGACATCACGGCTCAGCTTCCCTACATGCACCTGGAAGACCCTCGCGGCTCGTACTACGAGCTGGACCGCATGGGCCGGTGCAAGATTTACGCCCACAGATGGCGTCGATCTGTAGACGACCTGTGCGCCCAGTTCCCTGAGTTCGCCGGCACCATCCGCAGTGACCCGAAGACGGGTCGCGCGGTGTCGGGAGAGACGGAACTGGAACTGGTCCGCTGGGTTGACGAGACCTACGTCTCCCTGCTCCTGCCGGACCGCAACGGCCTCATCCTGAGCGCCTACGCGCACAAGCTGAGCCGGTGCCCCGTCTGGATTGCCGAGCGACCCGGCGAGGGGGACCACCCTCGGGGTCAGTTCGATGACGTGGTGTGGGTGCAGGTTGCCCGGTCGATCATGTCCACGCTGGCCCTTGAGGCCGCGTCGATCGCCGTTCAATCGCCTATCGCCGTGCCTAGTGACATGGACGAGCTGGCCATCGGCCCGCATGCCATCCTTCAGTCGGACAACGCCAACCAGATCCACAAGGTTGGCCTTGACCTCCCGAACTCCATCTTCGCCGAAGGCCAGGTGCTGGACCAGGAGTTGCGCGTTGGCTCGCGCTACCCGGACGCCCGTACCGGCTCGGTCAACGCCTCCGTCATCACCGGCAAGGGCGTCACCGCCCTGCTGGGCACCTTTGACAGCCAGATCCGTGGTGGTCAGGTGGTTCTGCGGGAAGCACTCCAGCAGGCCACCGCGATCTGCTTCGAGATGGACGCCAGGTGGTGGCCGAACGTCTCCAAGCGGCTCACCGGCACCGTGTCCGGCTCGTCCTACGAGTTCGACTACATCCCCTCGGTTGACATCGGGGACCGCTACGAATGCACCGTCACTTACGGCTTCT